AACCCAGGCTCTCCTTCTTCTGGGGCTCCTTCACCCTGAGGTTTATCCCCCATGCGAGTGTCGGGGTGGGGCTCTCCTTCCGACTGACCCTTCCAGTATTCAATCATCTCGTAGGCCCGCTGAGAACTTAGCATTCGAGACGCGCCCTTATTTGTCATAAAGTAAACGCTATTGTTAAACACTACAGGTACTCCTTGCGCGACTGTACTCTTTGCAACCTCTAAAGAAGCAGCCGTAGAACCTGCCTGAACTACCTTCTGCATACTGTCCAAATTAAAAAACTTACCACCCGTATCTGCGACAAGGTTTTTAGTCCAGTTAAAACCCTTATTTCCTACTTCGGACAATGCAGGAATCCAAGCTCGTTTACGAATCCCTTCATAGGAATCTAGTAACTGAGTGAACATGCTAATGGACATATAAAAAAGTAGCTCCTAATATATTTAGGAGCTACCCTTTATTCAGGCCAGTTTAATTAGGGGTAATTACACTGGTTTTAAGATATCTTCGAAGACACTGTCGCCTTGCTTGAAGTATCCAACCATATCATAGCGCAATGTAACTTCAATAGAGTGGAATTCGTTAGCGGAATAGTTAAATTCGGCTAAACGCCAGTTCTTAGGATAGCACCCATAAAGGCGCGCAATCCATTGAGGTTTACGAGAGTGGTCAAGAAGCACAACATCCACCGTTCGCTTGAAGCCGCCTCCAAGGCTGGTGGACCCGCCTGCTACCTCGGAAAGAATACTTGTAGAGTGAGTGCCTGTAATCGGGTCGTACGTGGTACGCATCCAGTTAAACAGAGCTTTGGCAGCATCTCCACGAAGAAGGTTGTCGAATGTAACAACAGTCTCTTCCGTAGAGGGGCGTCCAGGATAGTAGAATTTATCGTTAACGCGGTCAACCATGATGTCTTCCACGCTGTAACCAATTTGCCCAACTTGTTTTGCAGCTAGCGTAAGAACGCTGTCTGGATCAATAAGACCTGTTTGAGACAAAATGTTACCAACGACCCCGCCGACTCCATTAATACGAATCAACCAGCTATAGGCTCGGTAAGAATCATATCGGTGAAACAATTGGGACCCTGCGGTAACACCAGCCACGTCAATAACACGTCCTGCATCACCAAAAAAGTCTTTTAAATCGACAGTAACCATTATTTGTTTTCTCCTAAATTATATAGCATCATTAAGTGGGAAGGTTAGTTCCGAGGGTAGCACTTGTCAGGTTCAATTCGAACACGATTATTTCCGCCGCCTTAGTGGGCTGAATAATAACCTTGCACCAAAGTTCGTTTCGGTCAATTCGAATTGGAGTGTTAGTACTACTATCACAAATTACCTTGAAATCTGTTACACCTCTTCGACCTTTAATATCGGTCATCATGGGCTCAACAGCGTTAGTGATTCGCTTCCAGGTAGCTGCGTCGTTGGGCTCGAAAACAAATTGCCTTGTAGATGCAAGAAGCATCTTCCGAATAATAATCATCAGTCGGCGCACATTAATCCTATCGAGAGCAGAAGGTCTACGTTGTGTAGTTCGCTGCCCCCAAATTACAATGCCGTCTGTCGCGAATTTTTGAATCGGGTTAATGCAGTTGCCTGCTCCGTAAAGAGCATCCCTATCGCCTTGCGTCAACACCATCTCAACATCGACAGGCTTGATGAGCCGCCCCCGAACAAGACCCGCAGGAGCGAACCAGGCATCGAAGTTATTGTCCGTGTAGGACATTTGTCGAATAGCGAATGTGTCTGGAGAAATATACTCATCAACTCTAGTAAAGACGTTAAAGAGTTTCACCCATGGCCAGTACACACAAGCGTATGAACTGTTTAGCGCTGCGGTTCGTCCTTCGGCTGTCCCGTTAGACCACGCAATAGCATTTTGAGGAGAAGTAATGTTAAGAGGCGGGTTCGTCACAAACAGATACTCTTGCGAAGATTCTGCCAGGGCGATAGCGTTATTAACAATGTCCTGCTGAGTACACCCTGGGATAGCTAAGAGACCAATATCAATGTCTTCTTTAAGGAAGGAATAAATACCGTTGCCATCTGCGCCATTACCAATGATAGCAGCTTTAACATCTCCATCTGCAAAGGACTGTCCTCCATCCCCAAGGTCGCCGTTAACACCTCCCGTGAAATCATAAGTACCATCTTTAAGTTTCCAGTACTTCATAAGAGAGATGTTTTGACCAGCAACGGCAGTTCCAGCACCATTAATAATATCAGCGCTTCCATCCATCGTCATTGCGTCTCCCCACTCTGTGGGGAGAGTCCAAAGAACATCGTCCTTATCATCATTATCAACTTCAAAGGCTCCAAGAATGTAATCCGAAGTCTTGTTAGTCTCGTCGGCTGTGTTATTAATAACCTCTTCTGGGTTAAGGCTCGTTCCGCTTGTATTCTGCGTTAAGTTAACCGTGTCGGACTCTTCTGCGCCACCTCCGTATAAAAGGCTGACAATCGTATTAGAACCTTGCGTAGACGTTACAGTGTTTTGCAGTCCAGTAGTCTTAAGACCATAGGTTTCTACAATACTACTATAATTGTAACCAGCTCCCGGGTAAAGCGTTTTAACATTATATGCGCCGCCATTTAAACTTGCAGCGCTAAACTCAATACCAGAAGAAGTACCACTAACATTTACAGTACCTGCTCCTGGAGTTGTATACCCATTGTTAGGCAGAAGACCACTTGTATTGCCACCCGTGGCAAAAGCTAACAGATCGGCGTTAGTACCAGATAATGCAGCTAGCTCAGCTAAAGTCGCTCCTGGAGGTAATGTTCCAAAGGAGCTAACAGAGGATACCATATAAACTGTTACGGTAGCACCAGAACCTGCGAAGGTACCAATGAAATCGCCAGTAGTGGAAGTATCTGCAACGAATTGAACCGGAGATCCTGGAGTAGTTTTAATATTTACTAGAGTTTCTATGGCTTGCGAGCCTCCACTAATGGACGTATCTGCCGAAGCAGGAACCACATTAAACAGGAGAAGGTCTGGGGTTTCGCTATTACCATTCCCATCAGCAACAGAGACAGCAAAAGCGTAGTAAGAGTTGACATCTAAACCAGAAACACCCATATACGGAGCAGTTGCCACGGGGATATTCGTATCCGCAATAAGTGCGTCTACCGTAGCAGTTCTAGTAAAGTAAACGGTGTTCGTGCGCTCCAGTATGTGGTAAGCGCCGATAAGTCCTTGTCCCCCTTCGGCGTCCTCTGGGGATCCGAAAGTAGAAATAAGTTGATCTTGGTTTGTAACTAAAGTGGCTTTGCCTACTGGGCCGGTCGAGGCAAACCCTAAAACACCAACAGATGTGGAGTTTAGGGAAGGCGAATAGTCTGACCAATCCTTTTCAATGACATATACACCAGGGCTAACGTATGAAGGCATGTTTTATATTCTCCTAAGCGTTTGTAATTTTTAACATTTTTCGTTGCTCAGCAACGCGAACTAAATCAGTAATCGTTTCAGCTGGAACCACAACTGATTTCTTGGCAGGTACCCAAATATGGTCATATCCGCCTGTGGACTTTTTTATCACAACCTCTAATCCTTGGCAAGTAGTATTTTTAATTTTCTTAAATGCAGTCATGTAACTTCCTCTACAATGTATTTAGAACAGATAGGCCCCAAACTACAGAGATTTTTTAAATAGGGGAAATTTCTTTAAGACCCCGGGATAGTAGTTAATCCTGCGCCACGATTAACCTGACCTAAAGCAAACTCCATACCACCACCCGCATACCAACTTTCTAAGGGAATTAGCCCAGAAGTTTCTTCGTCATATGTCTCATAGTTCATAACTAAAAGTTCACAAGTATTAGTAAATTTGTATACTTTGCTAGGAATATACGAGTCAACCTCAAAACGAACTATTCTTTTTATTACTCTATCTTGACGATCAGCGGGCGTGAAATCGGAAGCCTCAGAAATATCCCTCACATAAGATTGATAGGTTTCTTCTGGATTTAGCTCTATAGGAAAGTTGGGCCGAAATTTCAACAAGATCTGCTCGGTAAGCTGATTAACTTCTTCTATATATTTTCCCCATATATTAATAGCAAAAACTAGCTTAGAGGCTACAGGAGCTAATTCTATACCATCAAACTGCAAAGAAAGAAGAGGGAGATTGGTAGTTTTACCTTCCCAAATTTTGGCCACGGCACGCTCTGGGTTAGCGTATATAATTTCTACATCTCTAAGTTCGTCGTCCCCTTTTACAACTTGAAAATCTCCAAAAAGGAGTTGTAGTTTTTTAGCAAAACTTCTATAGAAATCAGCTTTTTGATACGTAGAACTTTCTTCTAGCTTAAGTATCTCACGCCGAATATCATCTATAGTCCACAGAGCATTGACCATTAGTAAACATCATCCTGTGGGAACGCTTCATCCGTTCTAGTGATATCCTCATCATCCCGAAGGACTCTAGCGGCGCAAACTAAATGGTAAACACCATACACATCAAATTGATCTTCTTGAACCTCAAAAATTTCATATTTTAAGTTCTGAAAATCTGGCTGTAATATATCGCCTGGAACAAGGGGGCGTCCTACCACCTTTTCAAGGTAGCTTTTATTGAAAGTAAACAACTGTTCACTTGTTATTTCAATCCCAAACTCTGTTAAATTCTCCTCTAAAGCTTGGGGTTCGTAGTGCCCTTGAAGCACAACGGGAGTGTTAGAGATTGCCTTTTGTGATGCTTCCCCATACACATTATCCACCATACCCTCACGTCGGAAGAACTTATACAAAAGAATCTTAGATCCGCCTAATCTAATAAGCTCATCATCTACCAGATTCATTAGTTCAATATCAGGATTATCTAAATCATAAAGATTTAATAAATCATTGAACTCGTTTACTGTGTCGCCAACAATAACAGTAGAGGTTCTGAATTGCTTTTTTCTGGGCATCAGAAGCAGGAGAAAGCAGGCGGCTCTTCAATTTCGGTCATCAAGTCCTCAATGAGCTTCGTTTGCTCCTCGTTTCCTTGTTGAATCAAAGCGTCCCCATTCAACTGCGCGCCTCCAGCAGGAGAGGGGAGCGTTTGATATTTCCCGCGAATTTGGCCCAGAATAACTTTAGATATAGCTAATGAAAATTTCTGAATCCAATTTATAAAATATGGATGAAGTGTAGTAGTATCTAAAGCTTTAAACTCTACAATAACTTCATAAAAAAGAGAAGTAGGGGTGGGAGAAATATTAAGATACCTACCATTAATAACATTAAAAGTACCATCATTACCTAAAATCTTCCTAATCATCTCTAGGTGTTGCATAGTTAGATAATAATCTCCCACAGAGAAATCCCTAAACAAGAAGTTGTCCTGGAAGTACTTAATAAAAAAGTCAAACTCAAGGGTTCCTTCAGACTGAGCGATGCTCAGAAGGTTCTTACGATAAATAGCTGTTCTAAAGTTATTCATAACAACCTGTGGAAGCTCATATAAGGCTACTCCCGCAGACGTAGCAAACGAACAAAATTGTGAGCACCAATCTGGGGCGTGATAGTCCAGTTTGGATATAGCTTCATCAATCGCTGTCTGTACCTGAAACTCTGTAAGCTCCACTCTTACCACAGGAAACCCAAGACGGGCTAAAACAAAATCTTGAATCATTTGATAAAAATCAGACAAAGATTCTTCACTTTTAAACCGCCTTCGGTTTAATTTAGTATAATCAATATCGCCCGGAAAATCCCACTCATTAAGTTCAGCGTAACTTCCGCTCACATGTCCGAATGTATTTCCGTAGCGAGTCTGGGGTTTAGCAGCTACGTACGACATGGGTTACTCCTTATCAGAGTTAGTAGGTGTAGTTGGTGCTTGTTCGACTTCTGGTGTCTTTGGTGCCTTGGACTTCTTAAAGAATCCTTTAGTCGCTTTTTCCTTTTTAGGTTTGGGCGAAGGGCTCTTTTTAATGAAACCAGGAACCTCTACATCTTCAGCGAGTTCAATCGTATGAAAAGGAGAAATCAAAACAGTTCTTCCTGCTACTTTCAAACGAGCGGGGGTGTTACGTGTGTTTTTATAAATCATTGAGAATAAAGAATGTGACTCTCTAGTTATTTAACAGCTGTCAGTTAGACAGTGTTCTTCTTGCCGGGACGGAACATGTAGTTCGTTCCAGCGCCGACGAGACGGATGATCCGGAAGAAGCGAGATTCTGGGGTCACCACGGCTTTGCCGTAGCGAGTAATCAAGCCCTTACGCGGTTGGAACGTCTCAGGGTCGGTAATGGTTGGCAGCATCTGGAGTGGGATGTACGGAGCGTACACGAAACCCGAGTCCATAGGCGAACTACCTTTATAACCCATCATCATTTCATCATCAGGATACAGAGGATCAATGTAAACATCGAACATGCCCTGAAGCTTACCGGCGTAATTAATATTTGCGCCAAGTGAGCCTTCCCAGTTACCAGACTTCACGCCACCCTCAAGTTTGGAGGCAGAGTTAAGAATGGCAGCAACCATCGGAGAAGTGATAATCCAGTTACCAGCTCCACGATACGTACTCTTGTAAATATCCTGAGCAGCAAAGTTCAGGGTAGCCAGCAGGTTAGCGTACGCATCACCGACGTGACGAGGAGCCATCACTCCAAGAGAACTAGAAGCAAAATCAACGAAGAAGATATTTCGACTAGTTTGGTAAAGGTTTCCCCCAGGGGCGACTGCCGTGAGGTCCAAATCGTACAAGAAGGAACTCGGGTTGAAGTTTGTCTGGTTAGTACCCGCACCAGTAATCAAGTTACTGTTCGGCATATCAAGCAGGGTGCGCTGCCAGGGACCTCCAGAGAAGTCATAAGCAATGCCTCGCATATCTTCGATAAGCTCGCGGTCGATTTCAAGAGCAACTTCCTTACCAAGAAGGTCAGTAAGTTCACGCTCAAGGTCAAGGTTGTGATAAGCCCGAAGATCCTGTGCCGCTTCCAAGGTCCACAGAGCGCGGAACTTACGAGTACGGGCAGTGACTGCCTGTTGCTCGATATGGAAGTTAACCTCAGGAATAGTTTCGTGAGGTGTTGGATCGAAATCCAGCGTTGAAAGTTCACCAGCAGGCGAAACCACCGTACCAAGAACTTCACCAGCTGACACATTGAAGCCAACCGTGCGGCTAGCATCCGGGAACGCAGCAATTTGACCTCCAACAGTGGCCGTCGCGTCAGTAACGTCGTTAGCCTTAATGTTGGAAAGTTCAAGGGCTGATGCTGGAGTATTATCAAGTGAGGACCCTTCGCTCCATTGAGTACCGGGAAGAAGGTTGGCGTACGTAAGGTCGTACTTACTGTAAACCATCTGACGGCGAGTATCAGTCGCACGGTCGTAACCCAGATAGAAGATCTGGGAAACAGGACCCTGCATAGGCTGAACGCCGCAGACCTTGTTTGCAATTAATTCGGGGAAAACCCGACGAACGAGTGGAAAAGCGAACTTCTGGAAAGTACCAATGGTACCAACAGTTGTGGGAGCAGCGCCCGGGGTCGCTTCTGAAAGCATCCCTTCCTTACTTGCCTCATTAATAATGTGGCGAGCTTGGTTCTCCAAAAGGACAGCCGTGCTCTCGCGTGTATGTTGATCGCCAATACCTTCAAGAATTGGGCTCCACTTTTCACATAAGGTATTACTATAAGTTTGGTCTAACATTTTTAGTTTTCCCTTTCAGGATAATGAAGTTGGGACAGTCTAATAACGTCCTCATTCAGGAAGAAATTCTCTCGGGCCGAATCCGGGAGCGTTGGATTGCCATGGCTTTCGTTAGAAATCATGACAGCGGACTCAGAAGACTTGAAGGGAATTTCAGCTCTTTCCTTTTCATCAACAAGTGCTTCATTAAGTTCGCTAAGTTCAGTATCTTGATAGGCCAACTTAGCCTCTAAAATACTGACGTTTTTTACAGAGTCTTCAAGCTTGCTGTGAACAAGCGAAACCTCTTTTTGTAGCTTGGTGGTTTCTTTCTCATAAGTAACCACAGCACTATTCACATCTGAGCTTTCAATCTCAGCTGCAACAATAGTTTTAATTGCTTCAAACACTTTATTGGAACGAACCATTTTATTATCTTCTTCAAGTTCACGAAGAGCTGTCTCTTTTAGTTCCTCAAGTTTAGTACGAAGAAAAGCTTTAACCTTAGCTTCAAGAAGTTTCACTTCTTCAGCAACGCGCTCTTCAACAACTTCATCTATTAATGAAGCTACTTCCTCAATCCCACTTTCAGTAAGACCTTCGGGAAGTTTTGCCACGATTTTATCAATGTGTGTAGTCATAATTATCTTTAGTTGCTACGATTATTTACTATGCGCCGCGAAAGAGTGCACTTTTTATTTAAATCTTGCCCAACCTCCGCTTTAGGGCAGTTAAATAAATACGGTCATTATGGAGATGTTGAAGTTCTTCCACAATAGGTTCTCTGGCTTCTTGAAGCTTTTTTTGCTCTGCTAGAGCGGGGAAGGCGTCTTGGCTAGAAGGCTCAGACACCATATCAAAAGTAATCATATTGTAGTTCTCTCCTACAACATAATTTCCACCAGTTTCGTCTAAATCAACGGAACCTGTACCACGGGAAGAAATACCTAATTTAACGCCTGCTTTTAAAAGTTCCGTAAGTACTTTACCAGCAGGAGTATTTAAAACTTCTCCTTCTCCCATTACGTGATTACCATCCATATGAAGTTTAGTAATTACGTGAGAAACATTACCCAAATGAACAACTTCATCAGAAGGGTGATCTAATTCTCCTAAAAGACGGCGCTGCCCTACTTGCCCTTGAAGTTTATTAACTTCTCTCTTTAAAAGCTTATTACTATAAATTCTCTTATTGCCATTAGGACGGTCGGCTTCTGAAAAAATACCTCGGAAGCGCATAGACTTTGAGCCTCTACCTTCTTTTAATATTTGAACGTCGCCAAAGGAAAATATGTCTTGTAATAGCATTTAAATCTCTTGAGACTGGGAAATAATAGCGTCTAAGAATTTCTCAAACGACTCTTTCTTTAGCGATTTCTTCTTCTTTTTCTTCTTGGAGGCTTTCTTACCTTTCAATTTCGACTGGTCTACTTTACGAAGAGACTTATCGACAGGTTCAATGTTGGGTCTTGAAGGCATTGTATTATCATTAGAAGCTTTATTCATGTGCATAGGAAGGTAAGCACTCCCACCCATGCCTTTCATATTAACACCAAGAGAACCCACGGTGGTCATTCCACCAATAACTTCACGAAGAATGTTTCGAGCTTCTATAAGAGTCTTTTGTTGTTTACGAGAAAGATTTGCGTTCTCTTTACCCATCTTCTTAAACGTCCTAGCTAAAGCTTTAGCTCTACCCGTGCATCCTTTCTTTGTGATCGGGGTACACTTACCTTCGGTACCTCTACGCTTAATATCAGCCGTTGCACCTTGAATCCAGTCGTCGTCTTTCTTGCCTTTTTCAACAAGAGTCATTGTACGTCGATTCATGTTGGTTCTGCCTGAGTTTTGGGCTGCCGCTTTTCTCGCTGCGTTTTTAACGCCTGCTTTTTGTTTCCTCAGAGCAGCCATGGCAGGGTTGGTTCTCTTCCACGTCTCCATGTCAGCCTTGTCCTTTTGTACAGCTTTAACACGTCTAGCCGCTGCGTGTGCGGGAGCTTTCTTTGCCATAGTCGCCTGTTTTTCGGGGGAAAGACTTTGCTGGCGAGGCCACGATGTCTGTATGTCTGTATTAGGCTTATCATGCCCCACAACCTTTGTAGTACCCGGCGAAGGCTTCGCTCCACGGGTTGGTGTTCCACGCGATGCCTGGTGTTTGCGTTGTCGGTCACTTTCACGACTCCACTTAGCACTCTGAGAGCTTTGGGGTCTGTCAACAGCCCAGCTAGTCTTCTCATCTTCTCTAGAGGCAGAACGCTGCTTATGCTTCTTTAACTTTTGTTGAGCCCCCGGCGATAACTTTTTCTGAGCTTTGGGGGGGACATTAACTGAAGTGTGCTTCTGTGTAGTAGAGGGAGAAAAAGACGCTTCACCCTGCTTAGCATGTGGTTTTAACTCAGGGCCAAGTTTTTCGGTAACGCTTTCATTAATAAAGTGATTGCGCTGCTCCTCACTAAGAACAGGAAGCGTAGATTCTTCGTGACTGTTTTGTGCAGAAGAAGATTGAGTCACAGGGGAATTAGTTAGCATCCCTTCAAGGATTTCATCTGCCATGCGCATTATGCTACGGCTCATCGGTTACTCCTCCGTGGATTCTTCTTCAGACTCTTCTTCAGTCTCTTCGTCAGTCTCTTCTTCGTCTTCTTCTTCGTCTTCATCGCCAGGGTCCTGGGCCTCTGCAACCATGCAGGCAAAAAGAGCACCGTCGTCATCTTGGTAAACGCCTTCAAGAGCATATTCTGTGTCATCAAAATTAACAGAATCAACAACAGGCTCTCTTCCGCTTTCGTCTACTTCAACAACAGCCATATCTTCTAACTCATCAAGACGAATATAAAGATTATCGTCAGAAGCTTCAACCACTTCCTCGCTCAAGGCAAAGCGGCGGTCATTACAAGTATAAAGATCGGTAACAACTTGGGTAGCCGATTGCATTTGGTACCCAATACTTTCCATTATCATACGAGCATCCGTATCCGTAACCCTATTAAACTGAGTCTGATCATTCATGTATCTCATTTTTTGTTTCCGTTTTCTAGCGAGGAAATAATTCCCTCTATTCTATTTAGTCGCTCTGTCTGAGCATCTACGTCTTTTTTAGAAACTGCGTCGTGCAGTTTTGTAAAGTTAGCAATCCAACTTCGTCCTCGTTTAGTTAAAAGCGGTACTAGAACAAAAATTAGTAAGTACCACCAGCCAGCAGAAGTTACTAATTCATGAGCTTCGTGTAATGCAGAAGCGGTAGTACCTTGGGGTTGACCCGCCGCTAAATCGCTTACCGCATGTGGCTGGTCCTCAGGTATTAATGTATCAGCAATTAAAATGCCTCCCGCAGCACCAGCAGCGGCTCCATAAGGACCCAAAAGAGACCCAGCAGCAGCGCCACCTGCTGCAAATCCCAACTCCCCAAGAGTTTGGCAACTAGACAACAATAATATAGTTGCCATAATAATAGAACTAATTAAAACTTTCAACCGACTGCCGTAAACACCTTATAAATATACCCATCTACATACATGCGAAAATCAGGCTCAGTAGAGCCAGTACATGCCGTAAAAATTGAAAGTTGTGGGAGATTGTTTACCGTTGCCAAGGTTACATCGTGATAGAATATGGGGCCTGGAGCGTCGTTATTTCGTATATCCCCATTAGATTGCGAAATACCAAAACGAAGAATATCATGCATTACTTGAACTCCTCCGTGCATCCTAAGACGATTTATAATAGATGTATCATAACCGTTCCCATTAATCATAATTCTAAATTGAATTGCTACAATATTACTTCTAAGATTAGCAGGAATTGCATTAGTAACAATCCATTGAACCGGAGAAGAATCACTTCCTAGTTGATTAGATTTTTTCCAACCCCCAAACACATCAAAACCCGTAGATCGAAATGCAGTATGTTCCGTTACTATATTTGCGGGAGCACCACCTGAATTTGCCTCAACAACTTGTAATCTACCTTCATGATTAAGAGATATGGATGTTGCGGTAGCACCAAGCCCGCTTACTGAAAGTTCAAGAGCATCAATATCCTCTTCTGCCTCTGCCATTCTTCCTAGTAACCCGGTAACCCCTCCCGTGTTAGTAGCGCAACAAGCAGTATTGGCATCAATATCTATTTGCATAGGGGTTATCCATCTATTTATTAAATGCCATTTAGTAATAAACGGGTTTTCGCCTTGAGGTCCTACCGAAGCTGCAATAGCGGCGCGTTCTCCATAAGATAATTCTGCACTTCGAAGGAAGGGACGAATATCATAAATATTAGCATTAGGAATGGGGTTACCCGCAACATAACCTTGAGGAACAAGAACATACGCCACAGGAACTACAAAGGAGGCTTCCCTTAGAATTTGAGTAGATCCTAAAGTAGTGTTAGTAGCATCCTGTGCACTTTCATAATAATTTCTATGCCACGCGAAGTTTGCTAAGTCCTCTGGCATAGGAACAGTACCAAATCCTTCTAAAGCAGTATTAATAGGAATTTCAGTATTAGCTAACCCAGTCGTTCGACCACTTAGACGAGACACCGGCTCAGAAAAACGCGTACCATTTAAATGAATACCCCCAGCGGAATCTGTTCTAAAATAAGCCCCTTTAATAACACCAATAGATGCCGCTGGGATGTGATCTTGTTTATATTGCTCAGCCGTGGATGGTGTATCCCCATCAGTATCCAAAGACTTGGATCCTTTAATAAATATAAGATCTAAGCGATAAGAGGGGGGAGAAGCTAAGTTAAAATCTTCAGCATCAAAAGTAGAAATGGCAGCATGTTTGTCTGTTTCATCTGCATTTTGATAAAACTCTACTATCGCAGTTCGTGCAACTCCCTGAGTTTCTCGTACAAACTCACCTGTAATCGTTGTAGTAGCAAGCATGTCTGTCCCGGGATTCAAGAAGCTTTCATTATTAAATACAGCATCTTTATCCCTAGACATTCGCCACCCAGACTCTCTAGTTGCTGGCAATTGCATACGGCAAGTGAATTTACCGGGACGAACAAACACCTTTCCAAAATTAGTAGCGGTTCCAGACGCAGGTTCAGCATAAGCTTTTAAATCTGAAAGAATTCCCGTACTAAAGGAACCACTAGGATTAAGATCAGGATCCCCAAAACCATCTAATGCATCCTCTAATTCTCTAATACGGTTTTCTAATACCATATCGTTGCTTAACAAATCTGTTAAAGGTAAATTATCAACTTCCCAATAGTACGGATCATTTGGTTGGTAAAATCTAATGTTTTTCTTAATATCAGCCATTATACTAATTGTGTAAGCTCAAATATATTTAGGGACTTAACTCCTAAACCGAAAGTAAGCGTCTCCTGGTTTGTATTTGCGTCTGTATCGCGTCCTTCTCCCCCGCTGTGAGGCATAACTCCAGACCTATAAATAGATAGCATACCAGACTTTTTATTAGCGGCATGGCGCGCATTAGCAAACAAAGAAGCAGAAGATTCATCTAACATATTATCTAGATATCCTTCCCATTTAACATGGAGTGGAGGGGTTGCAAAAGCTGGGTGTAGTTGTCCAAAAGTCCACTTCATCAAAGAGCCTTCTTCCATGGGGGCTCTCTGCCACAAACCATTCATTTGGCCTGGTCGCTCGTAATACCCAGCAAGTCCTTGACCAAATACGTTTTCCAATCCGCTTAGTCCTGGTTGACTAGGGTTTCTATCTTCAGAGACGAGGCAGGCACTCGTTATATCTGCGCCAGAAAGAGAGGAAGCAATATCAAACACAGTTTGATATCCTTGTGCATTAATTTGATCCATAGGAGAGCCCCCAGCCGACACCTGCTGAGCTATAGGCCGATGAAGAGTGCTACTTAAAATAATATTTCCAGTGCTATCGAACTCATAATCTTTATACTCATGCTCGTATAAAGATTTTAAGTTACCGCGAGTTCCAATCATAACTCTAAAAATTCCATAATTATGGAAGGTGTTTTCTTCGTATAACTTCAGGGCAGCAAATCCATATTTTCCATAATAATCTAAGGCTGCGCCATTCCACCATCGACCAGTTGGGCCGTGCCACACATTATTAACGCACTCAGTTTCCGGGCCATTTCCATTAATAGTAACATTCGTTACTCTCAATCGAGAAGTATCACAGATATTCCACATGTGAATTCTAGACCCAAAACTACTAACTGTTACATTAGATTGCGAATAAAGTCGTCCTTCAGGACCTCGTACACCCCCCGGCGGGCAG